AATACCCATTTTAGATTTTTTGATATTATCCGCTTCGGCACCTTTTGCCGTATACTTAATGGTGTTTGGAGTAAAAGATGTACTATCTTTTTTATGTTCCAAATCATCATGTGTATACATCAAATCTCCTTGGTATACACCAGTTTTGGGTGCTACCTTTTTAAGATGATGTAAAGACGCATGAAGTTTGTCCATAAGACCAGGTGCGTGTCCATGATTCTTTTTAATGTCTGCGGCAGTATAGTTAATCTTTGGATTTTTATTAAAAGCGGACTTACTTGCCACAAAGAACTTACCGGTTTCTGGATGATGTCCAAATACTAATGATGGAGCCCCGTCATATTTCATAGTAAGATGTGTAGATTTACTACCGGACTTCATGTGTTCGTGCGCTTGGGTTAAAGCTGCTTTGGCGTGTTCAAAACCTTTAGAACCATGAAATAGTGGTCTATCCTCAGCATGGTGAATATGCTTGAGTTTGCCATCATCGGCACCAGCTTCTTCCTTGAGAAATGTTTTAAACGAATGCATTGAGTCCTTTTAAGTGGTAGCACACTATGGCTACTAAAAAGAGTGAATTTGGATTTATTTATCCAACTTATGAAATTCTGGTGCCAATCTGTTGAAAGATTGGCTATGATACATAGGCCAGTTTTTGTATGAAATCCGAACAAATTCCATAACAATCTGGAGTAAAAGTCTTAGAAATATCATTATCCCATTCTGGCATTACACAAATACTATTTTTGGTTAATGGTTTATTAGGATAAGTCCAGATATAACCTTGAGAAGTCAATGTGTAATCATCTTCTTGGTGCCAAAAATAATTCAATTTATTATCAGCGCCCAAGACGTACAAAGCATCTAAATTCTTAGCATGAATCCAAAATCTAGTATCTTCTAAAAAATTGTAGTTTATTTTATAGGTGGGGGCATCATGTCCAAGATACCATTGGTTATCAACAAACCAGACATCAACCTCAACATCAAATCCTTTCCATATTGCTTGATTGATTTGTGCTGGACTATTTTCTTTGTCCTTATCTGGTCCTTCAAATAAACCCCGGTGGGCAATATACTTCATGCCCATTCTTTTCTGTGTACATAAGCACCTTTTGGTGTGTGCATTAATGTTTTATTAATATTTACTTCTTGCCATGGTAAATTCAAATTTGAAATAAATGCAGTTGTCATTTCATGTGGACAAATATAACCTACTTGTTTATACAGTTCAGGCATATAGTATAGAATTTTTGAGAATATTGACATATGAAATATATTACCAACGTGCATCATATCTCCTGTTCCCTTACCCATGTGATTAGGGTGTCTATTTGTATAGAACACATTTGGATTAAACTCCGGCAAATCATCATGATAAATTAAGTCAGGCCGTAAACGTAGAACTAAATCGTATCGTTGGTTTGTCTTAATCATATATTCTTCCATCATCATAAGACCTTTATTCATCTTACTAAACATAGAATATAGATTTTTGGGCCTGACATGATGTTCAGTATATTGTTTTGTAAACTCCTCATACGAATCATTATAGAGTGCAAAATCTTCAATTGATATTTCTTTGGCATTAAATGCAGTCTTTACTTCTTCTACTGGTATCAAAGGAGACGATTCATAATAACCCATTTTTAAAGAAGTTTCTGAAAGGTCACAATAACCTTCATCAGACCACGAATGTATAAACACATCCGGATTATATCTCTTTAAAATCTTTTCTTCAAAGTTGGAAACTACAGTTTTCCAACACCTTAAATGTCCAGTTAGAACGACAGCAACTTTCATTTTTTATCCTTAATAATATAAGCAGTAGGTGCCTTAATGCCTGTTGTATGTAATGTTAAACCCATTTCTTTAATAAATTCATCCGCACCATTAGATTCACTCCAACTATGATATGCATATTCGTCAAATACAATTACGCCGCCGGTTACAACATTATTCCAAAATGTTTTTAATGCCGCATAAGTTGGTTTGTCTAAGTCCATGTCCAAATATAATACACTAATTCTTAATCCTGGTTTTTCTTCTACTGCATTTTTTGATGTTTCAATAATATCGCCTTTTACAAGTTCAAATTTAGAAGAATCAAATCCAGCACTAATAATCTTATTATAAATTCCACCATAAGAAACATCATCAGTAATTAAATTTTTATCTCTTGTAAAAACTTGTTTCATGGTATCTTTATCAACACCATTTTTCATATCATCAACAAAATTAGGATCAAAGAAATCAAAACCCATTACTTTCTTAATACTATTGGGTTCATTCATGGCCAAAATCTTTAACCACGCCAAAAGACCTGAACCTTTGAATACACCACACTCCACAATATCACCCGGTAAGTGTTTGGTCATCTCATAGAAATACATCTTACTGTATAATTTGTTAAACACCACTCTATCATTACTAAAGATAAAGCTATTATAATTATCATACATATCCTGATTTTTTTGGATATCTGAGTTGTCATTGTATAAATTTGTCATAGTACTAATTCTATTCCATTTTTTCTTTTAAGGTGGTTAATCATATCACGGTTTACTTTACTTAGGTTGTAATGTTTTAAAGCATTTTTCAAAATGCCGTGAGGAGGATGCAAATGACTATCTTCATAAACAGGATTATAAAACTCATTGTATATAAAATCTGATATATTAATCATGTTATCTCTTTTAGTAAAGAAAAATTGGTCACCAAGAAACTCACCAGGTGGGCTTGTTCCGTGATGGTATATTACTTCATTATCGTCAATATAATAATCAATAGGTTGATTCTTGTAGACTAAATCAAAACGAGTACGAATAAGAATATCATATTTAAAGTTATTTTGTTTTTCATAATACTGTACCATATCTGTTGCAATTTTAAAATTACGATATTGACCATACGGTTGAGAGATGTTCTCTGGTATAGGGAGTCTTAACTTTGGCAGTTCCGCTTTAATAATGTTATCTGTATCAGCAAACTTTTCAAGATGAGCAAGTTTAACATTTATGCCTGATAGTGATTCAGCCCAAAATTGGTCAGAAATAGTTTCATCGTTAGTATCAGTCACACCCCATCCATTAGGATGATAACCGTATTTTAGGTCGTATGTACTAATAAAAGTATCCATGCCACCAAAAGTTTCCATGAAACTTGGTTTGGTTAAATCCCAAGTTCTATAATTTCCAACAATGATTATTGCTATTTTCATATTCTATGCTATTTGTGTAGTTAAATCACCAAATCTTTTTACATGATGTAATAAATTCATATCGATTTGTTTTAAATTTGATTTTAGTATTCCAGATTCAAATATTCCATGAGGATAACCCCATGCACTCTTTTCTATTGTCATTGTATAGAATTCAGATAAAAGATTATCAACAACGTTCTTTATATTGTCTAACGTAGAAATAAAAAACATATCTTGCCAACCAACACCTTGGGGACTATTATAATTAATTCTTGATATATCTTCATAACCTAGAATAATATTTTTACTTAAATCAATATTAAATAGGTCTAAAGATTGAATATTTTTCACCAGTAAATCCATTCTTGTCCGTATAAGTATATCATACTTTTTATTCAAAAGCAACTCATAATCGGTAATTATTTCCAATGCCTTTTTTATCTTATAGAATTGGAGAAAATGATTTGGTGCTATTTTGTCATTTGTACCATTATTGATAATACGAGAATCAAACTTTTCTTTTTCTTTGTAGAAAAAATCTACCATTTGGGAAAGATTGTCAATGATAATGTGTTTTGGATTTAAATCAGAAACAATACGCTTGATATCTTCTTCACTTAAAAACACTTCATTTTGTTTATTGAACCCAAGATAATCCCTAAAATTATATTGAGTATCATAAGTGGTTACAAAACAGTCTGCGTTTAGGTGTTGAAATTCTTTTATAAAGGTTTCTTTACACTTTTCAAAACTTCTAATGTTCCCGCTAAATAAAATAGCGATGTTCATTTATAGTGTTCCAAGAAATAGTTTAAATCTTCTGGTGTACCAATACCCCACATCTTCTCAATATTCTTAACTCGAATCTTTTTACCATCACCAATAGCTTCATTGAATACTGGACAAACATAGAATTCATTGTTAGTACGAATATTCTTTTCAATCATCTGTTCAGCATACTTAACATAATCTGAACCTTTTCTCCAGTAATAAATTCCTACTGTAGCCATATTGGAGATAGGATTCTTCTCTGCGACCTCAGACACAAAACCATCTTCACTTAATTTAGCATAAGACCATTTAGGATGTGTTGCTTCAAATGTAACAATACCACCATCGATTGTATCAGCAGTAAAGGCATATAAACATTCATTAGAATTCCACTCAACAAACTGGTCTGAGTTTGCCATCAATAAAGGTTCACCATTATCAATTAATTCTTTAGCCAATAGTGTAGTACATGCGGCGCCCTCAGTCAATCCATCTACTTGTACAATATCACAACCAGGTGCAATAAGGTTTAATACTGATTTAAGATTATACTTTTCATAGTGTTCTTTTTGGCAAATAAAAATAAAGTGTGCTTCGACATTAAGATTATCTACAACAACTTGAATCATTGGTTTACCATTAACTTCAATTAATGGTTTTGGAAAAGTATAGCCTGCGGCCGCAAAACGACTGCCGGCTCCGGCCATAGGAATTAGTACATTCATTTTTTTATTTCTCCATGGTATGTTTTTCTTCTTACTACTATCTTCAAATTCTTCAATGTAATTTAGGAAATTATTTGCATTTAAATCATAGGCATCTCTAATTGGATACAAATGAGCACCAGAATTTAATGCACCTTCACGGCCAATGTGTGAATCTTCTACAATGATAGTATCTTTAGGTAATGCTTTTAACATTGTCATACATTTCCAATACATTTCAGGAAATGGTTTTGGATTAAATACATCTTCGTTACTAACAAAGTAATCAACATAGTTTAAAATATCCATACACAATAAAGACAACTTTACTGTTTCACGGATACTATTAGATGCAACAGCAATCTTCCATCCTCTTGCATTTAACTTGTGCATTATTTCAAGAATGTCGGGATTCTTTGGTGCAGTAGGTATTAGTTCAAATGTTTGTCGTTGTTTTTCTTGCCAAATGTCATCATACCAATCAACGTGTAAACCTTTATCTTGGGTAAGCATTTGGAGTTTTTTGGTGGTGTTTAGTCCATCATACTTTGATAAATGTTCTTCTCTAGTGATAACATATTGTTCACCAAACTTACGCAAAGCATTATTCAATGCATCATAATGTAATTCACGACTATCAAGTAAAACACCGTCAAGGTCAAATATAACTAATTTATTCATGGTTCACTCTATTGATATGGGTAATGGTCTAATTCAGTTCCGCCTTGGTGTGCGTAATCTTTCATTGGATATCCTAGGTAGTCATCGTATAATCTAACGTGACACATATGTACTTTATCTAAAACTTTCTTTTCTTCAGCCACCAAGAACCAATTTACTTCAAAACAAGATTTCATTTTTTCTGGTGCATCTAATGATGTAATTGTTCTAAAGAAATCAAAGGTAGAATAAAAAACCAAAGCACCAAGAGTTTTTTCATTACCCCAACCAGAACAAACAAATTCTTTACCATGATTATCTACAATATCTTGTGCTCTTTCAATAATAGTATTGTAAGGTATTTCTGGATCACAATCAAATGTTAGTTTAAAGAATTCAGTAAAACCAAATCTGTCCAAATAGTTTAAAGCGTTATGAATTGATTTCATCTCTGCAATTGCATGGTTTCTACCTTCTACCGGTATACCATTGATATGAAAATCATTATCTGAATCATAGATATAACCATCACAGAAATTTTGTATCTCAACTGATAATGGAGAATGTGTTGCTAAACAAATATAATGACCAGATTTACTTAATTTTTCACAGAGTTTATGTACCATTTGTTTTTTAACATCGGCACCAGTACCTTCACAATAAGCAGTAATTACAATTGGTATTTTTCTCATGGATAAATCTTCTCTAATTCTTTCATGTGGTTGTGGCATTCTTGTTCATTAACCACCTGTCTTTGAAATACACTTCCAGTAATTTTAAATTTACTTATCGTTCTATGATTGAATAGAACTTCACCTTCTCTGTCCCGTTGCGCCATAACCGAACCACCACCCCATTTACCATACTGATTAGGTTCTCCTACATGGAATGGTCCGTATGGCATGAATCCGTAGGGTATTAGTTTACTATCCGAATTATAGTTTATTCTATAATAAGGTTTATCTCTATTCAAATATTGAAAGGCAAATTTAAATGTTCCGGTATCTCCATGAACAAACTGATAGTAAATATTTGAATTTACGGTATAGAATAAACATAACTGTAATTGTTTCCAACATTTTTGTTTATTGAAAACAATTTGACCAGTTTCAAACTTTTCAGAATCATTATACGGAATATTAAATACTTCCCATGTTGGTGAAGTAGCGTTGAAGGCTTCACCACATACATCTCTCCAAAATATAGAACCTTTTTCTTTGTATTCCGGATCTTCAAATAAAAAATTGATATCTTTGACTGGACAGTTATCGGAATCTAACCAAATAATTTCTTCAAAAGAACTTCTCAACATTGAGAATGGTTTGATACTCCAACCTTCAACTTGGTCCAATAATAATTTTAGTTTAAAATTTGGATCGATGTTTGAAATAATATCAATTTGTTTTTGTGAAAGTTCACCTTCTCTGTAAAACATTTCTACAGGAAGATTTACATTAAGTCTTTTGAGTTCATTTAAAAGAACCCAACAACTTTCAAATTCTTTATCATAACAATTGGTAACAATACCTTTACCAAAAAATTGGCCTGTTGGATAATCTCCTATTTGCGCCACAAAATCATCGACAGCTTTATGTAACTTCACTAATTCTTCATTCATAATATTTCACTTTTTAAAAAGAACAACCATATCGACTATACATTTTTACATTACCATTCGTTTTATAATTCAATGGTAAAGTATGTATAAGACCTTCACAAGAGTAATAATAATCATTAATTGCTGGATTAATTAATGAACCGGCAAGATGACTTGTGCCAGTATCACCACCAACATATACTTTACATTCACAAATATGTTTTATATTTTCTTCAAAATCAAATGATAATTGTGCTCGACCTAAATTTAATTTGTTATAAGAATCACTTAATCTTTTGTCAACACAAACAAAAATATCGTATGAACTATATTCCGTTTGGTATTTTTCTAAAATATAATTTGTTAATTCAATACTCCAATTTCTGTATGTATTGTATGGAGCATCATAGATTGGAAATATACAGACTTTATCTAGTTTAGTATATTTTGAATTATCAACTCTAGTATTATCTCCAATTACCGACCTGTAATCCCAAAAATTAATATTGTGATAAGAAAAACTTAGTTCACCTGGTTCTTCTGAAAAATAATCTGTATGAGCTTTGAGAAAGTTAAAATACTTAATACCAAATTCTGGTTGTAATATTAGACTTTCCGGAACGTGCATCTTTATAGTGTCATCGTTCTCCATCTTTCTGACATAACCTAGAATATTACAAATGCCTAGAATATCACCATTTCTCAGTTTGCCATAAAAATTATCATAAGATACATTAATAACCTTACTCATCATACTCCTTTATTAAATTCATTAAACAGAACAAAAGGATCATGTCCAAACTGATGGTCAGGAATCTTATGTAGTTCAAATGATTCAGGTTCAATTAGATATGATTGTAACCAAAGTCCTTGGTCATCATCAACCAATCCTTTATCTTGTAAATCAATAAAAGATTGTGTCATTAAATACGACATCTTCTGCCACATATTCTTATGAGCTACAACTTTGGCACCTAAAATATAAACATCATTATTAAGAACAGCATATTCTATTGGCTTATTATCATAAGGTTTATAATTGAATAGGTGTATTTTGGATTCATCAAAATCATAGTCCCACACTTTGCTAACAGGAATATTCTTATCACTACGGCAATATCCAAAGTCAATCCATGAAACCATATCATTCTCTGCGTAACCATGTTTGACAGCCATATTTACAAAGTAGGCTTTTAAATTAGTGACGAGAACATAATCAGGATTCCAATATTCAGGATTTCTGGATTGTTGTGGATTAACTCTATTTTGGAATTCAGGACTTTTTTGTGTCTTAATAATAGTATTTTTCATTGCAGAAAAATGTCCATTAACATCAATTGGAATAATTTTTGTTTTATCTAAACGGTCTTTGCAAATATCCAATACTTTATATTTTAAATCGTCCGAGGTAAAAACGGTAATATAGTTTTCTAATTTACATAGGTGACTAAATCTTTCTAAGTAAGTATCGGTTGACCTCTGTAAATAATGTGGTAGACCTTTGTCTGGTGTCCATTCACCACGACCAATATCAAAGAAAGCAGTTACAATTGAAATTTTACTCATTATTTTATTCCATAAAAGTATAAGTCCATAGGAGGACCTTGTTCGTTGTGAGCAGGATTTCCTGTTGAAAAAGCAAACTCTTTAAACATTGTTTTTAAATCAAATTCATCATGAAAATCTTTTTCAAATAAATTTCTATAATATTCCCATTTAATTGCAACTGTTAATGGAGATGAGTGTGGGTCGGATCTTGTTGTGCCATGTTCTGGTCTATCTCCAGTCGCACAAGTCATAATAACCAATCCTCCAGATTTACACATTCTATGCATATTCCTAAATGTCGCAACCCACTCAGGATTATGTTCAAAACATTCACATGACAATACTGTATCAAAAGTACTATCCGGTGCATCATAATTTTGTCCTTGACAAACTATATCTACATTATTACCTGCACCAACATCAATACCAGTATAGTCACAATCGGAGAAGAAAGTTCTTACTGAACCATTGATATTTAAACTTCCAACTTCTAAAACTTTTTTATTTAAAAAAGAATCTGGAAATTTATCTTTTATAGATTGAATATAATTCATTTCTGCTGGATGTGACATTTTTTATACCTTATATGTAAAATACTCTGATGGATCTTCTTGTCCAAACTTTTGTTGAACAAACTTTTTCCATTCTGGAACACGGTCGTATTGATGTACGATTGGGAAAACTTTCCCATCAAATGTTTTAACAAGACCATCTTCAAAGACAGGCTCACTAAACAATAGATTAGGCCTAAAGCCATCAATCTTTGATGGGTCGGCAACTGTGCCCGCTTCGCAAGCCCAATCATCCGTTTGACATACAATATTTTTAAATGGCTGTGTATTGATTAAAACATTAAATACTGCTTGGTCACAAATAGAAATAGGCCTATTGATTGCATTGGTGAAGATATTAAACACCATATCTTTTACATACTCTGAGGTGCCACCAAATGTTCCAACGTTAAAAATTTCATTATCTTTAAACTGCTCATAGACGTAAGGACCATATGCTTGCATCAAGTTCTCATTACCCCATGCTTCATCTTTATACTGTAAACCTTCTGAAGCAACAATAAGCCTGTAATTACCAAAAGTACGTTGTTGGATTAATTCAAAAGGATTAGATTGGAAGTAAACATCTTTGACATCTGTTGTAACAACAAATTCATAATTCTTCCAATTCTCATAAAGAAAATGATAAATTGATAAGAAACGTAATACATGAATTGGTACATTTTCTATTTGTAACATAGGAACAAGGATAACACCTTGTTGTTGTAACCAAGCAATTGTTTCTTGTGTTGTACTGCCTACAACTAAAACAACATCTGTTTTATCTCCAGCAACTCCTTTTGCAGATAGAACCCAAGGTTTTAATTGATTAATTTGATAATTGGTAAACCCACCAATGATTAGGTCTTTTTCCATATTATATTCCAGCTCTCTTATTAATAAAATTCAAAATATCTTCATCACCTTTTTGATTTGCTCTAGGTGTGAATAATGCCTTACCTCTTTTACTTATATCATTTGTAGGAATAACATAATATATTGCTAAACTCTTTCTAAATGTTCCTAATGGAGGACTAATAGGACCAGGAACACCATGCCAAGAATTTTGTGTAGTGTCAAATATTACAGCACGATTAAAGAACGGAACAATGCTTTCAATACAGTCTTTTGGTTGATTTGTATCTTTATTGTGTGACCATAACTCTAAACAACCACCCCAATCTTCTTGCCATTCTGGTGTAAGATATACAATTAAATTTAATTTACGTTTCATACCAAGTTTAGGATGCACATCGTAATCTTGATGTACATTTAAATAATCACCAGATTGGTGCATATGAACACCACCACCATGTAAACCATAGTCTGGTTGTAAGTGTACTTGTTTTGTTAATTGTTTAAGGTGGTTATTAAAACGTTCACATACCAAATAAGATGCAGCTGAATACAAGTTTTTTGAAAACTTAGTCCAGTTTTGTAATGTACGTTTTTTTTCTATAGGATTGTCATACTTGGCATCAAGAGATTCCTGATTATAATCAGGCATATCATTAAAGATGTTAAGAGCAACATCATGTTTAAAGAAGTTATCAATTACAACATAATTAAATGGTCGTTGTAGAAAAAACTCTTTTGATAATGTTTGCCAATTTTGTGGGTTGATTAATTCACTTTGCGCCATGGGAATGTACCATTATATTTTTTATTCATCACTTCGTTACCATTAATAAAGAATTCAGCATTGACTGAACCTTTACCACCATCTACACGGTAGTTCACCGTATATTCACCTGTGCAATCAAACTTATTAAAATGTTGAGCAATTGCACCTAAAAATACTCTATCTTGGCCCCAGCCGCCGTGCCAGACTTGTGCTAATTTTACACCAATTTCTGTTTTAAGGCAATAACTATTCGTATCAACATGATTAATTCCATGGTAAGTTTGCCATTTACCTAATGATTCACAATCATCATGGCAAACAAATGTTGTGTCTTTATTATATACATCTCGCAACGTATAACACCAATCAAGATTGCGTTCTTTAATTAACGCAACACAGGATTCAACATGATTAGGTTTAAACCAATTATCTTGGTCCAAATATAATACATATTCAGTATCGACTAAATGAGTGAATGCTGCGTAGACACGGTGGCCATAAAATCCATTGGCACCGACATTGATTGGTAAATTACAAATAATGATATTCTTATGTTTTGGATGTTTCTCAAAGTTTTTTACATGATTTCTTACAGCATGAACATGGTCCGGACCATCACAAACAATATAACATTTAGTGTCATAAGTTTGGTTTAATACGGATTCAATTGCTTGATGAACTTCTGGTGAACCAGTAGTTGGTATAATCACAGTTGCGGTCATAATTAATCTCTAGTCAGTTTTAGAATTCTTTCTATTTGTTTCTCTATAATGGGTGTTCTATTAGGCCAATATATGTATTCTTTGTCCCCGGTCTGATGTAACTTAGTGAGGAATGGTATCACAATCTTCTCTACTTCGGCAAGTCTAGCTTTATAATCTTCTGCTGTCTTTGTGGTAGTATTAATAACAGAATTGTATTCTTCTTCGGATACGGCCGAGAATCCAAAGTCGTTATCATCTGCGTATTGTGCTGCTAGTTTATCGAAATCAATTAGTGCCATATTTTATCCTTATACCGCCAATCCCAAAGCATCTCCGTCTTTTTTCCTCAATTCAATCCAAGTTTCATATTCTTTAAGCCAATTATTTACACTTCTATATTGAAAATAAACATATGTAATTTTATTTTCTTTTCTACCAATAGTTTCCGATTTTGATACTGCATATAATACTTCTCTTTGCTGCAAAACTTTTTGAAAAAACAGTCTAAAATAATTATGTTTTGTTGGAGAATTTCTTTTTGAAGCCCATTCTAATATTTTTTCACAATATTTACCTAAATTTATAAGAGTAGGTTCAGCTGGTTTTGCGCTTGTACCTTTACCACCTTGATTGTTATTTGTAGATATTAAATTTGCAGCAATAACTGCATACTTTTGATATTTTTTATCAGTTGTAAAAAAAGAATCAATCATAGCTGTTGTGTCTAAACCAGAGATATTTCTGGTTATCATTTGACAAACAATTCCAAAAGCTTTAATTTCTACTTCTGTTGGAGTTTTAAATTCTCCTGTTTTACTATTTTTAATTTTACTTCTTGAAATGATGACAGTTGAAAGATTTCCAATATCCGGCCCTCTAGTCAATAAATGTCCAACAGCGTCAATAGGAAAACCAACTTTTACTTTACCTGCATATTTTTCAGCTGGTCTTGATGGTACAGCAGGTTTATTTTTTGTGGCTTTTGTTCCTGCTTTACCTTTTAAGGATTGTCCATAAAATCTTAAAGCTGAAAAAGCAACAGTAGCTGGACCAAATTGTCTTCTTTTAATATGAAAATCTAATTTTTTAAACCATGAAGTAACATCTCTTGTACTATCAAATATTTGGTCAAATTTAACTGTATTTGTATTCTCACTTTTTATTTTTGATTTTGTACTAACCTTAAATATATTTTCATAATCGTTTTTTATAAAAGATATTGCAAAATCATATAATTTAAAATTTGGTTCAACTGGAATTCTAATTAACAAAGGACTACTTTTTGTAAAAGGACCTATTCCCGCTTTTTGTGGTGATGTACATATATCTTTTAATAGTTTTACATCATTTCTTCTTAATTTAGTAACCATTCTTATAGCTGTTAAAACTTCCACAAATTCTGCAGGAATTAATACCTCGTCAACATCTCCTGGTATTTTAATTTTATCATTTTTTGAATTTAAAGATTCTTCCATAAATTGGCAAATTTGTTTACCCATTGGGGTGTCAATTATTTTATTTGTTTTTAAATAAGTTTTAACGTTTTTAATAATAACTTCTGGTGTCAACCATTTTCCTACAATTAGAGGAGTTATGTTTGCCGGTTTTAATCCAATTGTTTTACCGGAAGATTCATTTTTTAATTCTGCATGATATTTACAAATTATAGCAATAGTAGATTTATTAAATACAATTTTACCTATACTGGAGCTTGGAGTTCCACTCCGTACGGGATTATAAGTTGAAGAAAATCCATATTTTTTTGTATTTAATGTTTCTGATAATTTTTCTAAAAATCTTCTGCGAGGAGAATCTCCACCAGCATTTCCTTCTTCGATATAAATTTTGAAATATTTGTTGGAAACTATTTCATAATATGGATTGTCCGTATTCACTACGGAACTATAGCCTATAGAATTTAAAGCTTTTTCAACCGCTTCTTTTGAAGCTATTTTTTCTGTTGCCATTTTTATCTTATAATTTGGATATCTTTACCTGAAGTCCAGATTTCGAGTTCTGTCCTCAATCTACCCTCCGTTTTAAGGGTTTCGTATCTATTTATAGCTTTACTCCGCCACCATTCAATAATGTTAGATAGTTCATGTTTGGCATAATTTTCACCAGGTAATAAGGTATCAGTTTTACAAATCATATAATCAACTGAATTTTTAAATCCATAATCAGAGGTATAATATCTTTTCTTTTCTGTCAACCTTTTAGCGTTCTCAATCGTTAAATAAAATGCCTCCCCTTCAGTAGTACCTTTAAGTGCTGCTTTAGTAAGAGCAATCATTTTAGTAAACGTTCTTAGTTTTCTACTAGTACTTGAAGTATCACCTGCCAATAAATCTCCAACTTTACTTTCCACAAATGACTTCAAATTGGTGTAACGTTCACCGTGCATCATAGGCACCATATCTGATTCAGTCAAACCCCTAAAACGAATATAAGGTTTCATGCCATCATATTGTGATACGGACTTTGTACTTCCATAAAGACTAGTAGTTTCAAATAGACAGAGATTCATACCATATTTTTTATTACAGATTTCTCTTACGTTATGGCTGGTGCAAATGGCGGATAGAAGTTTGCCACCTAGATAATTAAATCCAAACGGTTGTGCTGGTACTATTACAAAACCCATAACAGTAGAAGCATTAAATCGTTTGGCAGTATCTTCCTGTTGAATC